ACCCTTAAAACCATCTATTCTGTATCTGCTATCATTCCAAGACCCCTGCATTTGAGTGTAGGTAGTTCTGTTAGTAGATGTTGATCTAACAGATTTCATAGTGAAGGTATAGTAATCCCAAGCACCCCATTGATTTAACCACGCCAACCTAATACTTTCATAGTCTTTAGCATTAGGGCAGTTAACATTAATAGTATATATCTGCTGCTGAGTACCTCCATCTGTTTCTGCTTGTACTGTATAATATCCTCCCTGTATAGTTCCATTAGTTACAAGCGTTCTAAATGTTGAACTCCAATTTCTTAAATTAGCAGGGAAAATACCTGCAAATAAATATTTAACAAAAACCTCCCCACCTTGAGGGTAGCTAGTTTGACCACCATTACTATAACTTTGAAGCATAGCTTGTGTTCCTATTTGAACTCCTGCACTATTATAGTAAGTAAAATTTAATTCTTTCACCCTGTCAGCAGCATCAGGTAAAAAATTTAAAAACGCAACAGTTCCATAATCATCTATATTTGCGTGTTGTGTAGTTGGTGCATTAGTTAAGAATTTAGAGTTGGCAGTTGAGCTTCCTGCATAAAATAAATTAGCATCTAAGTCAAAACCATAATTATCTCCAGCAATTAATGCTCCACTCCCAGCACTTATTCTTCCTAAAGTTAAATAATTTTCTTGCTGCAAAACTCCATTGAAGAATGTGTATTGTATAGAGTTTACAGTATTGCCTGTGCCAGATATAATGCTAACAGGAGCAGTAGCATTTGATGATCCTTCAACTTTAAATTGAACAGCAAAATATTTAATTCCTTCCATATTTCTAGCGTAGTGGTCTATTATATGTAATGGATGGGGTGTTGCTGTATAAAGTACATCCTTGTAACTGCTTTGTCCAACTCCTGTATTTTGAGAGCTTACATAACCTTCTAATAAAGATTGAAAATCAAATATTCCTACCCCAGCATTGTTTGGTGTTGTTTTAAAAGTTCCTATTAAATCATCTGAGGTTGACAGGTTTATTGGTCTTAAACTTATATGCAATTCTGCTATGTACTTTACGTTAAAATAATTATCTACTGCGTCAGTATTTTCTACTGTAAATATTACTTGCTGCCCTACTGGCAGAATATTGTATAAAGGTTTTTGTCTTATATTTGTAGCCATTAGTTTTTATTTTGTAAAGGTTGTTAAGTAACTTTTTATGTCGGCTGTAAATACACT